TTCCTTCCGTATCTATAATTTCGACAATGCCCTTTGTTGGTCTATCGGCGTCTCTATCATCCAACCATTCAATCCAACCATCATCTATTTTCATAACATGTCATATCCTTCGTTATCTAGTGTATAGAACACCTGCTCAATTCCGAATGTACAGATAGCCCGCTGGCACCCCTCGCAGGGTCGGGCTAAACCTTGAATCTTTTTAGTGCGGCGGCCATCCTCCCATTTTACACGAGCAACAAACAAAACAGCTTTCTGTAACGACAGTATGTCTGTATACTTTAGCGCCCTGCGGATAGCATCAATCTCTGCATGGAGATGAATACACTCTCGATGCTTACCAAAACGCGCCTGAAATGGATGGGTTTTATAGCTGTTATGACCGTGAGATAAAAGATTATTGCGTAAATAGATAGCTGCCGCGATCTGCGTGCGGTATACAGGGGGCGAATGTTCTGCTATATCACATAGGGCTGATAATCTCTGGCCGATCAAGTCCATGTAACTTATATTCCGACCCCACTGAATAAGTAATTATTGACGACACCAGTACCGCATAGAAAATTAATCCTATGATCACGGCAGCTATAAAAACTAACTCTTTCATACAGAAATCCCATAATGAAGCATTAGTGCCATAATCCCCCCTATAGCAAAGAGGATAACCGTCAGAGTTATGGTGGCTCCGATATTTTCCTTGTCTCTCATGTAAGAGTTGTATTTTCTATATGCATCAAACTCCTTCTGAAGTTTGAATACCTGCTGGCGGAGTTCACGCTCCCTTTGTGTCTTTTCTTCCATGAAACTTACTCATGTTACTTTTTTTGTTTGTTCGCGGCTCCCAGTATTCACATCTGTAGAATTCGTTAACTACCTTCGGATACCAATGTCCCCTAACTTGCTCTTGATTGTGACAGAGGCCGCTCTCTTGTAGTTTCGAAAAATACGAATATTTACAATTGATACAACGTTTATCGTTTTTTGCTTCCCTTGTAGTCGTCTCGATAAGATCGTCTACAACATCTTTCGTCGCCATTTGAACCTATACGTTGTTCCTATGGTAGTTATTTAGGCTTCATAGAGCTTGAATAACAAGGAACAAGATCATTAGGCAGACAAATAACAGTACATGATTGTGAAAGTCTCTGGGGCCTTCTGGCCGCTTGAACTGATCCCAAAAGTTCTTCTGATTTCGCATCATTGTGGTATAGCCCCCGAAGCTAACATACACATTATCCAAAAAATTATTGCAAAATACAGTACGACTAGCACGGCACCAACTTTAATTATTAGCCATAGCAGATTACCGATATTCTGCCAACCCTTCCATCCGTTATCATCCATAACACACCTCTAAATTTACAATAACTTTTCAGTTGTAGCAAAAAGTCGTAATGGTGTCAACTCAAATCATCTTTATCGCTAAATATAGTATATATTTCATAAAGTTAGGAGATTTTTCATGAAGAAACTTCTGTTGGTGCTGGCCGCCACCACTGCACTAGCGGGTTGTCGGCAAGACTGGAACTTCGGGCAGTGGAACAACGAACGTGATATGACGCGATGGGAACTGGAGAGGGAAACTTATCTACGAACCCAGTCCGAGAAACCAACCGTTGCTCTCAGAAATATTGCCTCGGCATATGAAGATTTTAATCTGGTGATGCCAAATGGTAATCGTATTCGTGTATGCTCTGCCTATGGGTGCACACATAAACAAGTGTACAGATTAACCGCTGAATCACTCAGGAAAGCAAAATCATACATCCAAAGTAGCTGGTCCGCCAGCGGGGAGAGGAAAGGCCTGGAGAAGGGTCTACGACATATTGAAGAGGTTATGGGTCCGGCAACTAATACTGCCTCTGACGCACAGGGCGGGTCTTTGTGGGGTAGTGGTAATTCTGCCCAGATGGACCACCGGGATGAAGCACTGAACACCACGTCTATTCTGATGGTGATGTTCCGTTACAATCTCATTCGCTATCATGATTTGGAAGCGCCAATGTGGGTCCAGGGTACATACTATCCTATCCTGCGTGATCGTAAGACAGGTAATCGTTTTGCGGTAGATACTGGATACCGTTCATCTGGCGGGGAAGTCAAAATCTTCAACGTAGCAGATGGTGCGTCGTAACTTTCACACAAATCCACGAATTATACCAATCATCACTCAATAACACATCATTCTCGAATTGATGCTTCGCTTCATAATAGGATGCCTCACCAAGCGTCCTACAGAGGCGGAGTATTTCGCGATGGAACTTATCTGCGCCTTGGCGCTCAACATCTTCACAGAGGAGGTTATTTGAACCATAATAGGTTTCCCAGTCCGATGGACTATGGACTTTTCTTTTTCGGGATTTACCTTTTAGTGGTGGCTTTGTTCTTAATTTTGTGAAGCGTTTTTTGCCTATATATTTACGTCCATTTTCTAGATTAGTGATCAGGTACACAAAGGCCTTATGATCACCAATGTCGCTCGCCTGAAATTCCTTGTCTTGATACAGCCACATGATATACCCCTGTTATTTGTTCCAGGGGTATTTATCCTAAGCCTGCAGAATAGTTTCTATTCAATTGTGCTAAATCTTCATGGAATGACCAATTTATGAAGACGCCCAGCGGCCATGCATATGCGGCGAACACTATTAGAACGACTGCAAATATTCTCGCTGAGATGCAGCACGTCATCAAGATACTCAATGACTTATTGCATGGAAACAATTTATCGTATTCATTCAAGATGTGAATAAGTAAATATGTCGAAATTATGATGTAAATCGCCACTGAAATTGAGATCATTCGTCAGGGAACTCTCCATCACCAAGATCATCATAGAGTTCTTCGTTGTAATAGCGCTTGTCTATGATGTTATCCAACGCCTCTGATTCGCCGTAGCAATCATCAACATAAACATCTATGTCAAACGCCTCGAATATATCTAGAAGGTCTTCATAGAATCCTTCCCTATTCTCCCCAGGAACATTCTTTTCCACTGCCTGAATAATGTCAGAGAATATTCCACTATCTCCGTCCTTTGTCATTTATAGCTCCTTAAGACTGTTTTATACTTCACACCCAGTGGCAGCGCTACATGCCAGCGTCTGCGCCGCCTCACCATTGTCCTCATACTCAACCAATGCTTCCCAGTCTATAATTTCTGGTATTTGTTTCAGTATCTCTTCGTACTGTTTCTTATCAATCTCTTCATAAGGGGCTTGTCTATACGTCCCGCTATCAAATGGCAAAAAGCTTACCCCAGATACCTCATCGAAATGCTCCCACACCCAGGCACCGACCATAGGCCACTCATCTTCATGTACAGAAATAGTCACGGACGGCTTATGTTCACACCAGTACCTTTGATATACCAACCACAAATTCAAGTGATCAATAGCATTGATCTGTTTCCTAGTAATCGCCGCTTCCGGTGCCTTTTGCGGAAACGAAAAAACAACATTTTGTGGGTTCATTACATCAGGTTCAAATGGGACACCAGCTTCAATCATGTGTTGTGTTAATGGGTCTTTGATATCATTTCGCACTCGTCTTATATAGTATTTTGCGTATCTTGAGTGAATACCAGATGCTGCATTAACTAGCTGTGATACTGTTCCTGATGGCTTCACGCATGTAATTGCGGCAGCGGGGGGTATCTCTAATAAATCTGCCCATTTCTTATTAATTTTGATAGCGGTATCGCGCAGGGCAGACAATCCCTCAGAGAGTTCTTTGCTCTTATAGTTGTTGAGAAGCTTATTGTCATAGATACCGGTCAGAGATACACCCAATAGTCGTTCTTCCTCTGTGTTGCGGACCCAGGCTTTTCTTAAGTATGGAAAGCTTGTTAACGTACTCTGGAAGGTTCCCAGAATTGTGGCCAACTCAACCTTTGTGATTAGATCATCCCAATTATCGGTTGCACGAACAACTACTTCCGTCAGGTTACAGAATTGCTGTGGGCGGAGAATAATCTCAGAACACGGATTTGTGCCGAATTCATGATTTGGATCGCGGCGTTCTAACTTTTCACAAATCTTGATTGATGCTTCCCTGTTGAATAACCCGCGCTCGCCACTCTTGCTGTTATAAAGAGCTAACCATTCCTCCATGAAAATACCAACATCAGGTTTTTCGGTATAACATGCAGAATTGTTGGAAAGTGCTCTCTGTGGATTCGCCTCCCACCATGCCCCGCTCTTGGCATGCCTCATACGGTCGTCAGATAGGTTACTGAGGCTGATCATAGCTGCTCGACGTACCCCACCCACCACAACAGTCTCTCCAACCTTACACATCAAATCATGGGCCTCGATTGAATGTAGTTTTCGGCCCACGGCTTGTTGGAAAGTATATACCGCAAATTTAAACAGATCGTCTACAGGTCCGGGGCCACTCGACCTTCCGCCAAAAGTCTTGAGACGCGACCCCGCTGGCCTAACACGACTCAAATCCCATCTAGGAATCTCTCCTGAGTATAGTAAAGCGATAACTTGCCTAAAAGCCTTGGCCCAGCCTTCCTTCGAATCCTTAACGACTATTGTGGTATCAGACTGGAAGAGTTGATCGGGTATTTCTGGTAACTTGTTTACATACTGTCGCTCAACAGAATATCCTACTCCGGTTCCACAAAGTAAAATGTGCATCGCTTCATCGAATGCTTTGGGGTCATCAACGGGCAAATAGGCGCAATTGTAACCGGCTGTGTTATCCCGAGATAGTGCCTTGCCAGCGGTCATCATCGCGCGCATCGAAGGCATCACATCAAAATTAGTAATGCTAGCATGGAGTTTGGTATAGAGGTTGTCGGGAAGTTTATAGCCGAAATCCGCTTCAAGGTGTAGCCTCATAAATTGCATATATCTCTCGGTAGTTTCAGTCCAATGTTCTCGTCTTCTCTCTTCATCTAAAAATCGGGCATACCGAGACTTATGAATAAATTGGCTATACAAATCCATTGAGCTACCTCTTATTTTTGGAAATTGTTTTCTTTTAGAATTGCTGTCAGATGTCTGTTACCATCCAGCCAAACATCTGCTAGATATCTCCCATACTTTCCTTTTTTGTCCTTTTTTGTTCTGAGTACTACTTCTGTCCCCTCGGGTAGCAGTTCCTCTACAAATGCTTTTGCTTCCTGCGCCCGCTTTCGTTCATCCAAATCCTTGGCACGCAATTCTGGCGTATCAATGCCTAATAAGCGAACTTTTTCTTTATGAAGAACAGTACTAAACCCCATGTCAATGTCAACTTCCAGAGTATCGCCATCGATCACGCGAACTACTCGTGCATTATACTCGAACATCTACGATATAATCCTCCGATATGATGTTTGTTATTTCTGTGATGATTTCGGTAGTGGACCCATTACAGATATAGTGATCCGGGTCATACACCAGCATGGTATCCAGGATGGCCCTATCTATCTCTTTTGATTCCTCAAGGGTATGGACTCTGCCGTTTGGTGTGTGATATTTAGGGTTGCGCTGGATGTAAAAGTTCAGATTATTGAACTGATCAAAGGTTTCATTAAAAAACTGTTCCTGTAAATAGATATAATCGTCATCAAAATACTTTTTTTCTGCACGATTCAGCCAAAATTTTACGTATATTCCATTGAGAATCAGCGGGCTATCACAAATAACAAAGTCTACCTTATCCAACAATCTATACACGCGCCTGAACTGTTCGGCAAACAATTTAATCTGATTGTTAAACAACGCTGTATTGCCCTCCCATGTTACATCCTTGGCGTATTCTGAAGCCAGCTCACAGCTAACTCCCTGTTGTTTGAGGAGAGAGTAAATACCGGTGGCAATAGTGCTCTTCCCGGTTCCTGGGCCTCCTATGATGTTAATGACTTTAGTTTTGGTGTTCATTTGTAGTAACTCCAAACTTGATTCTGGACTTGATCCCAGACTTGATCCCCGACTTGTTCCCCGACTTGTTCCTCGACTTGAACCTCGACTTGAACCTCGACTTGATTGTAGATTTGATCCCGGACTTGATTGTAGACTGCTATCCTCACTTGATCCCAGACTGCAGCCCAGACTTGATCATTCATTTGTATTCACTCCTCACTTGTTCCCAGACTTGAACCTCGACTTGATCCATGACTTGATCCACGACTTGAGCCCAGACTTGAACCCAGACTTGAACCTCGACTTGAGCCTGAACTTGATCCCTGACTTGATCCATGACTTGATCATTCATTTGTATTCACTCCAAACTTGATCATGGACTTGATCCTTGACTTGATCCTTGACTTGATTCAGGACTTGATCCTTGACTTGAGCCCTGACTTGAACCACGACTTGTT